AAGGTTGATGATTTTAACATCAGGGATTGTTTTCGAATCAGTTATTTTCATTATTACTCCATAAGTAAGTGACAGGTTATTCTGTTACGAGGAAACCTGTCGAAACCCTAAGCCGAGTTTAGGCGGCTAATGCGAAACGTGAGTCGTTTGCGTTTACTTTGTTTTCTTCTTTTTACATCGTTGCTGATGTGCTGTCCACTCTGTTACTCTTTGCCCTGTCGAAACTATGCACCCCCATCAAAAGCATTCTTAATCTCCAGCATACTTGTGGCGATCAATCCACTTTCAACCTTCTCTGATCCTGCGTCCAGTTTAGAATACTTTTGGTGGAGGTGGGGGGATTCGCACCCCCGTCCAGAACCCTTTTCTCTTTGCTTCATACAGCAATATCAATCATAAGGTGGCCAACCAGTGTCCGCCTTACTATCTTCTTCAAAATTATTCCAATCGTAGGTTGTCAGTTTGTAAATCCAAAATGCATGTAGTCCTACGATAAGAACAAATAATATTATATCACTATTTATCATGTTAGTCAATCAGTACGGCATCATATGCTTCACGGTAAGAAATAAAATCTCTGATGTAGTCGTTGCGTTTTTTAATGAACACTTGTGGATGTTCAGAGTCAACTGCTATCATAATTACAATTTGTGATACTGGTATACCAGTTCGTTCTTCATACATGACTGCATACGCAGAGCATTGCATAAAGTATCCTTTAATCCAACTCTCTTCTTTTAACTTGCTTGAAGTCTTGAAGTCGATGATAGATAACTTACCATCATATTCTGCAATACAGTCAACTCTACCAGCAACTTTTAGATGATGAGAATACAAAGGAATCTCTAGTGCATGAATGTTATTTACATGTTCATCCAATAGAGGTTGTAACGTCTTGAACATAGCAACAGAATCAGGCATCGTCTTACGTGCATAGTCTTCTTCGTTGTTCAAATAGTTTTCGCAAATCTTATGTACTCTAGTTCCACGGCTGGATGCTTTAGTCGAAATACGATTGGCTTCTTCTTCACCAACACGCTTTCGCCATTCTATGATTTTATCTTTACCATGCTGAGATGTGATAGTAGTCACGGAAGGATATAGATTGCCTTCAGGCGTCTTGTAAAAACGCTTGCCGTTTATTGTTTCGGTTTCTAGGTCATAATCAATATCACAACCAACATGTTTAAAGTTCATTTTTACAGTACCATAAAGTATAGATTAAAGTATTTATCTCCGTTGCTTTCGACACCACCACTAAAATGTATTAAAGGAAGTTTAGCCAAGTCTTTCAGTTTATCATAAATGTCAACGTCTGTCAATAGTAAAACATCATCCGACACATCTTTTAGATATGCATCTTCTAATTCAAATTCAAATCCTCGCTTATCGGTATTCTCATCTTTTACCGAATATGCTTGTGTGATTTTTTTTGTTTCTAAAAATTTTGGATATAAATCGAATCCGCTTGCATCTATCAACGATTTATAATTGTCTACCGACTTAAACCACTCATATCTAGTTATTGCACACTTTGATTGTGTCCATTTGAATCCAAACCCAAAACCTTTGAAATATGTTTCGCAATATATTTTATACTTAGCAACACCCGCATCGGCTTCAATTGCAAATATGACAAAATTACATGTCAAAAATTCACTTGACAACATGTCGATATATTTTTCTGGAAAATTATATTTCTTAACAATTTTTAATACGCTGTTGAAATTTGTAAACTTATCTTTCTTGCAAACGACAATGATACGATTCCTGTTAAATTTACTTTTGGTAAATTTGACAGAATGGTGTATTTTTATCTTATGATCTAGCCAATATTCACTTTGAAAATTTTGTAAAAATTCTTTTACGTGTGAGTTGTCCGTTTGAATTGAATCCAAAGCAATATACTTTGGATTCAATGAACTCATGTTTATATCGGATAAACTAATTTGTTGAGGTGGCTCCGTCTTCATGTTGTAGTTTCGCTAAAATATAATCTTTCACTAATGAGGAGCGAACAATGTCATCTACAGTAAATTCAATCTTTGTGAATGCATTCATGTGATATGCAATGTCAAAGAATTTAAGAATACCCGATACATCATTCTTCTTTTTATTTAAGTCGGTTTGTCGATAGTCACCGCACCAAATAATCTTAGAACGATAACCAACCCTTGTCATAACTGTATCTATCTCTTCGAATGTCATGTTTTGCATTTCATCCACAATAATGATAGCGTCATCAAATGACATACCACGAATGAATGATGTTGAAATGAATTCAATGTGCCCTTGTTCTTCTAATCTATCCCACGCATCTTTGCGACCAAAAAGGGTGTCGCAGATTTGACGATATGGTTGTTGATAGATTTCCATCTTTTCATTTACGTCACCTGGCAAATGTCCAATCTCTCTTGATTGAACAGCAGAACGCACTACAATAATTTTATCAAATGGATTTGCTTTATCCATTACTTCTTCAATTGCTTTATACAATGCACAGAATGTTTTACCTGTACCTGCTACACCATGAAGTGCTACAAAATAATCTCCACGTTTGTATGCTTCGAAAAATAGTTTTTGATTTTCTGTTAGCGGATCAAAAGTTTTTAAATCATCTAATCTAAGTTTGAGTGTGTTATTGACAGATTTGAGTCTTGGAGTTGATGGAAGTTGAGGTTCAGTATTTGCTACTCTTGATGTAGCAGATTTTCTTGCCATGGGAGTCCTTTTACTTGTTGTATGATGTATCCCCATATTAGAACGTGTTAATGTTTCCTAAAGGATGCGCTTCTTTAGCCTTTGCAAGGACTTCTCTAAATCCATTGTCTGGCTTACGTAAGCCCAACCTAATAGGATCGCCTAATGATGGGGCGCCTAGCATAACAGATTCATAGTGAGGATTTTGTTCTAAGAATTCCTCTCTATCAGCAATTTTAAAAAGTCTTTCGATTATTTCACCTGTCTCACGATGGCGAAAGTTGTATGTTGGCATTCTTTACTCCGTATGAGAACCACTCTGGTGTTTCTCTGTTTTTCCATTTTGCAAAACTACTCTTATCATGTATATAGTAGTTTTGATACGAACGAATAGAATCATTCGTCACTTTATATATGTCTGGCATCGCAGGCGTAGGTTCGGTGAATGGAATGTCAGCAATGTTCTCTGGAGGCATACAAAGATATTTTGCATATTTTTCACATGCATGATGTTTGCCATATCGATGTGTATACTCGGCCAACAGGTGAGTCCACATCTGATACAGCCACATATAGTTTTGTTTGCTTGCACGAACCCATAGATTTGACGGATGATTAACGTGTGATGCTTTCATCAAGCCATATTCAATGATTTCGTTTTTCATGCGCCAACGTTGAATGTTACGATTATTTGAAGTCTTGTCTATGTATTTGTCACCATCAAGAACACGGTGTGCAGTAGACATGAGTTGTGCATACTCAATAATCATTTTGACAACGTGCTTGTCTAAGTGCATTTCAGCACAGACTTTTGGTTCGTGATTAAGATAAAAGATGTTCATATAAAATTCATTGAAATTGAAATTCTGTCTTTTTCATTAGTTCCATGTTGAACCATGTGCCTTAGATATGATCTAAAAATTAAAAGCATACCTTGTTTAGGTTCATATGAACATGTAGGACTATTAAATTTAGTTGAGTTCACGATATTTTTTGGCATCATCATATCAGGTTCATTTGGACTTTCAAATACTATATTACCACAACCAACGGGAGAAGTCAAGTAATATGCACAAGAAAAAATAGAATTGTTGTGTACGTGATACTCTTGGTAGTTATTTTTATCAGCAATGTTTACCCATGCATTCAATGGTGTATACATTGCCATTGAACCAAATGATTTTGAATATTCTATTACATGCTTATTGATTTTATTGACTAAAGGAAAAAAGGTTTTATCCTTAGTCAATTCATAAACACCAAAAGTATTGTACATGTTTCCTAGCCATCCTTTTCCTCCTGATGGAATCTCCTCTCTATTGGTCTGAATGTATTCAGCCCAAGTATCGTTTTGTTCTTTGGGAAACAAATTTTCAACCCTATAGATAGCAGTAGGAAACCATTCATCGATCAATCTATTTTCTCCACAAGTACTTTATCGCCTTGGTCTGTACCAAACGACATATTATCATAGTATACACGAACTAAACCCTTTCGTGCAAGTGAAACACAGGTAATACATGCACCAAAGTAATTTACATTTTCGGTAATATCTTCAATACATTGACTTGGCACACCTTCAGCACGGGATAACATTTCTGTCATCAATACAATGTCTTCCATACCATCATTAAATTCGCTATCACCTTCATCGATGATTTCCATTAATGTTTGCAGATTTTCATTAGATAACTTCTTAAAGAATTTACCCAATGAGGTGTATGGATTTCTCATTAGCATCTTTGCTACTGATTTTGTTACTGGCAATAGTTTATCTGATTCAATAATCTTTTCCATGCAGGGATGTGAGTTCTCAAAATCAATTGGGTTTTCCATTTAGTTTTCCATGTTATAATAAAAATCATTAATATATCTTTCACTATCGCCTAGTCTATGCATGTCGGATGAAGTTCTAATCCTAAAATTTTCTGGCAGAGAAGTTATAAAACTATTTGTACTATATCTCGCACCACTAATAACTTCTTTCACTTCATGCACCCAAAATGGATCCGCAGGAAAAATTAATGCATCTCCAGTTTTAAGTTCGACATTATATTTGCCATTAAAAAATGAAAATTGTCCTCCAGTATAGTCTTCATTTAAATTGAATGTGCAACTGGCGTGAACAAAATGATCCCAATCTATATGAGGATGAATCCAACCACCAGGTTCATATTTTAATAGTCTATACATATGCGAATATTTCAAAACATTCTTTAATGCATGTGTGTGAAACATTTTTTTTGATTCCAAATATTCAAGCCATTGTTGAATTAGGTTTTTTGTTGCAGAATGAATTATATCAAAGTTTTTTGTTCTGGGATTTAAACAAATTCGCTTGAAGGTAGATTGTGTTGGGTTTCCAGTAATTGCATGAGTACAATTTTCATATTCAAATTTATCTTTTTCTTTTTCATACTCGGAAATTAAAGATGAACATTGATCTTTAGTCAACGCATTTCTAACTATCAATAAGGAATCTTTATAATTTATTTCCATTAAATCTCCACGTATTTTAGTTTAAAGTCTTCAGCACGGTCTTCATAATTTATGTATCCACGTGGATTGCAAACAACCCTAGTAGTGCCAATCATATAATCAAATTCTTCGTGCGTATGCCCATGAGTCCACAATTTGATTTGTGGATGATTCAAGATAAAATTATCTAAACGGCTACTGTATGCACCATTCATAATCAATTCGGTTTGATATCGTGGATGCGTAGATGCTTTGCTAGGTGCATGATGCCCAACAACAACATACTTGTTTGGATTCATGCTTGCAAGCATAGCAATAGTCACTTGAATGTATTGTAACATTTTTTTGTGATCTTGTACAGTATCTTCTGGCAAGAATTTAGCAGGACGTTTATGAAACGTAGGAATCTGAGTGCCTTCTTCATTCACATTAAATGTTCGGTATGAAACCATTTCGGAATTACTATTTTCAATAACACGAAAATCATTCATCACACCACGAATGTGTGCAAGTGTAACAGGGTCTTGTGCGTTCATGTCAGTCCACAATGTACCGCCAATAAATGTTACGTCATCAATTGTCACATGCTCTTTATCAAGAATATGTAAGTTCTCAATGTGCCCAAGATAGTTTCGCAGAATCGTAAACGTTTCAGCATAGTCACCATTGTAGTGTTCATGGTTACCAGCAATGTAAATCACTTTAGGAAATTCAAATGTGCAACGTTTAAAGAAATCAACATAACGTTGACTTTTACCACTTTCTACAAGTCCATCAGATTCACGAAAATCTGCGGCAACGCAAATATCGCCAGACAGTATTAATACGTCAGCGTTTTCTTCGTTCTTTAAAATCAAGTCACCAAATTCAAGGTGAACATCGGATGCAATAGCAATTCTCATTTTTACTCTCAATCTGTATGAGGTGGGAGAACATATTCTTCACAATAAAATTTCAGTTTACGAATAGTCTCATTTACATCTTTATGCAGTATAGTAATACCGCCAGCGGCACCAAACGAATCAATTACATCTGGTGTATCATCCACCAATATGGTTGTGGATTTTGCGTATTCAGCTTTTAATTTACGCCCAGGTACAGTATTTATTTTAAATTCTATTCCACGTTCGCAAAGCCATTGTGTCTTTTGAATTGTCACTTCAGTATGATACTTCATTCCACCACTTGAAGTCAACATTTCAATTTCAATGTTTGGTATAGTTCGCACGTAAGCAAGCAATTCTTTTCCACCTTCGTACCAATCTAATGTAGCAAAGTTTTCACCTTCAATGAATTGAATCCAGTTACCAGAAAAGTTTTTTCTATCTCTAGATGAACCAGGACTTTCGCCAAAGAGTTCGATGTAACGTTTTTCAAAGTTACATAGCACACCATCCATATCTAGATATAGCTTGTTCACAACCATATAATCAATCCAACTACAATCATAATTACGAAATATTCCATCAGAGTGAAATGTTGAATTAGTTTATAAAACCAATTGTATTGTAACAATCTCTCATATATGCTAAATTTCATTCTGACATTCTCGCAATTAAATTTTCTAAAACAGGCTCAATCTCAAAAACAGGAATGCTTGACATATACTGAACGTATGTTACAACGTC